ATGATCGACCAAGACGCGACGCTGCGCGCGACTGGCGAAAGCAAGGCCCAGGTTGGCTACAAACGTCACACGCTCGAAGTCGGCGAAATGCGTGACCACATCGCCCGCGGCAAACAGTGCGTGCGCCTTGCCATGACTTGGAACAGCCGAATCTCGTTCGTCCTGACGGACGGCCTGTCGATCAAGAGCGTCAAGCCGCTGGACGTCATCAAGGAAAACGACGGGCCCCCTTGCAGCGACGTCGAGCGCTTCGACAACGACTTCGCCCTGATGACGGGCGAGTACAACCGGATGCTGACGGACCTCGTCGAGGCGCTCGGCGGCGAGGCCAAGGCATGAGAAAGCGCCGTATCCGCCGCAACTTTGGTGAGAGCGCACAGGGACTCACCCCGGAAGACCGCAAGGCGATGCAAGCCTACCGAACGAATCGAGGATCGCGCCGCTACTACGAAGACCTAGATGCGATCAACAGCGGCGAAACCGTGAAACCCAAGACCAACGACGAACCGAAGTAAAACAAGGAGAAATCATGAACCACCAAAACGAAATTCCTGCCGCGCTGGGCGCTCCGCTCGAAGGAGGCTTCTACGCCGGTCGCATCATGATCGCTGGCGGGCCGTATGCGTTGATCGTCGCGCCGAAGGACGAAGGCGAGCGCAATGATGCCGCTTGGCTCGACTCCGAAGACCGCGCAGAAGGCGCCGACAGCTATTGCGATGGTATGCAGAACACGAAGGCGATGGCGGCGGCTGGCAGCGAACTGGCGGAATGGGCGCTGGGCCTGAATATCGGCGGCCACGCGGACTGGTACATCCCGAGCCAGGACGAGTTGGAGATCATTTATCGCAACCTGAAGCCAACCGCGCGCACGAACTCCCTGTACGGCCGGTCCGGCGTGAACGCATCGGCCGTGCCGCCAACCCACGCCTACACCGCGGGCCTGCCGGCGCAGACCGCGGCGCCGGATTTCGTCGAAGGCGGCGCACAGGCGTTCGTCAACGAATGGTACTGGTCGAGCACGCAGCACGCTTCCGACGATGCTTATGCCTGGTACCAGTACTTCAACTACGGCAACCAGAGCTACAACTACAAGTCGGCCGAGTTGCGCGCCCGCGCCGTCCGCAGATTCGCAATTTAATCATTCATCCATTTTTCGGAGTCACTGATGAGCAGCATTACCCTCGAAGAAATCGAAGCCGCACACCAGAACGTCAGCAACATGATCGCCGCATTCAAGGCTCAGGCGCCGCGAATCGTCGCCGTCACGGGCATCCAGATCGAACTGCAGCCGGGCGAACACTACGCGGGAATCATTCTCGGCGACGATGGAGCGCCTTCGCACCATCTGATCCTGCTGCCCGGCGACGTCGACGATGTGACGTGGGATCAAGCAAAGGAATTCGCGGCCAAAGCAGGTGGCGAGCTACCGACGCGGCGCGAGCAGGCGCTCTTGTTCGCCAACCTGAAAAGCCAGTTCGAAGAGCGCTACTACTGGTCCGGGGAGCAGCACGCTTCCTGCGATGCTTTTGCCTGGACCCAGTACTTCTACTACGGCTACCAGAACTACTACTACAAGTCGGCCGAGTTGCGCGCCCGCGCCGTCCGCAGATTAACGATTCAATAATTTAATCATTTTTTTCAGCATGGCACTCCACACCCAGCTGCCGATCTACAAGGTCGCATATGACCTTCTCGACGTCGTTACGGACCTCGCCAAGAACATGCCTCGGGATTTCAAGGCATCGATCGGAGGGAAGGTCCGGGACGAAGTTGTCGAGATCGTGACCTTGATCTACCGGGCCAATGTGGCCCGGGACAAAGCGGCGCACCTGCAGGATCTCGTCGAGCGCCTGCAGGTGGCAGAACTGCTGATTCGTCTCTCGCGCGATAAGCGCCTGATCTCGACGAAGCAGTACGCCGCCGCGGTCGAACTTACGACCAGCATCGGCAAGCAGGCAAGTGGTTGGCGCCGTTCCGCATCGCCCGCTTCACGGTAGTCAAGGCTCCCATGACTGAGCGATTTTTTAATCTGGTCGTGCCGCTGGCTCAAAAGGCCACCGCCATGCGCATCACAGAAACAGCCCGACATAGTTCGGGCCCGTCTGGCGCAGTTTCCCCACTGATCGGTCAATGCGACCTTCGGCGGGGCGACGTAGATAGCACGAATAAACGCAGCACGCTTCCAACGATGAATATGCCTGGAACCAGAACTTCAACAACGGCAACCAGAACAACAACAACAAGTCGGCCGAGTTGCGCGCCCGCGCCGTCCGCAGATTATCCCGGTCGCCACCATGCTGACTTTTCTTTAGCCGAACTTGTACAAGCCTACCTGGACTGCCGCCATACCAAGCGTAATTCCGCCAGCGCTGCGGCATTCGAGCAGAGCCAGGAGAGCAATCTCGCGCTCCTGCGAGATGAACTGATCGAGGGCAGTTATCGCCCGGGGCGGTCGATCTGCTTCGTGATCACGCGACCCAAGCCGCGCGAAGTGTGGGCGGCTGACTTTCGCGATCGCATCGTGCATCACCTGCTGTATAACCGCATCGCGCCGCGCTTCTACGCTTCGTTCATCAGCGATACCTGTGCGTGCATTCCTGGGCGTGGAACGCTATGCGCCGCGCGTCGCCTCGAGGCAAAGGTTCGCAGCGCATCCGAGAACTGGAGTCGGCCGGTCTGGTACTTGAAGTGCGACTTGGCGAACTTCTTCGTCTCGATCGACAAGAACGTGCTGTGGGAGCAGATCGCCGCGCGCGTCACCGAGCCGTGGTGGCTGTGGTTGGCCGGCGTGATCCTGTTCCATGATCCACGCGAAGATTTCGAACTGCGCGGCGATCCGCGTCTGCTTGATCTGGTGCCGCCGCACAAGCAGTTGGCATCGCAGGCCGCCCACCTGGGCCTTCCCATCGGGAACCTGTCGTCGCAGTTTTTCGCCAACATCTATCTCGACGCGTTGGACCAGCATGTAAAGCACCAGGTCCGCGCGCGGCACTACGTGCGCTACGTCGACGACTTTGTGCTGCTGCACGAGTCGCCGCAGTGGCTGAACGCGGCGTTGACGAGCATCGACGCATTCCTGCCGGCGCGGCTCGGCGCGCGCTTGAATCCGACGAAGACAATTCTGCAGCCCGTAGCGCGCGGCGTTGATTTTGTCGGCCATGTGATCAAGCCTTGGCACACAAGGACCCGGCGCCGTACGGTCGGCCAGGCAGTTGCACGGCTGAGCACGATGGATGCAGGCAACCTATTCGCCGCAGCGAACAGTTATTTCGGACTGCTGCGTCAGGCAAATAGCAGCCATGCCGATCGAGCGCGGGCGGCGCTGACCATCCTGCGCCGTGGGCATGCCGTCAACAAAACATTCACCAAAGCGTATCGGAAAGCGAAATGAACAACCAACCTCGACGGGATACTGACATGAATGATAGCAAGCCGGCGCGCCGCGTCGATGACAAGCACCCGGGTAGGGCCGTTGACTGGAGCGACGCGCCTAGATTCAACGCCCTGGGCATTGCCGAGACGTGGTCGGTGACGGTCGAAGCTGAAGGCCGTCGCGTTCTGTGCATCAGCCACGAACATTACGCAGGCGTGTCGGAGGCGCAGCTCGATCAATTCCAAGAGACGATCCGCTCGTGTGCCATGCACCTTCTCGGCTTCATGGGCGCAAATCCAGTCATTGAGTCTGCGGCGCCGACAGTATCGCCCGCTCCCGCAGCGGCAGGGATAGAAGGACTGACGCGGTACGAGCCTGTCAGCCAGTACGAAATGGGCGAAGACATTCAAGGCGACTACGTCAAATTCGCCGAAGTCGAGCGCCTTCTCGGCACACATGCTGGCGTAGTAGCGACACAGGCCGCAGTAAGCGAACAGACTGCGGCAGAGATTCGTCGCACTGCGCTGGAAGAGGCGGCGAAGCTGATCGAAACGAAGGTGGATGCCTATGTCAATGAGCATGGTAGCTACGACCACACCACCGGAGCTACGGAATATCCGGGCGACGGCGGGGAATGGGTCTGCGAAATGGAGGAACTTGCAGAAGAAATCCGAAATCTCGCCACCAAGGAAGCAGCAGGCGCAGAGGCGCCGCACCAGTGGATCAGCGTCGACGAACGCCTGCCTGCAAAAGAGTGCTTGGCTGTCTATATGACGCCGCGTGGCAAGCAACGAATGATCCGAGCCAAGTATGCGCACAAGTTCCAGATAGAGGCGACCGACGACGACTGCGAGACCGATTATAACGAAGACGACGACACGTTCTACATCAAGGCTGGATGGCTGGAATGCATCGACAACTGGGGCGAATATTCGAGCTGCTATGTCACCGAGGGCATCGTGACGCACTGGATGCCGCTTCCAGCAGTCCCGGCAAGCGCACAGGGCGAGAAGGGAGGCGACTGATGGCCTACATCGCAATAATCCAACGGGGTGACGTGCTCATCCCTATCCTCAAGGGCGGCGACGGTTCGGACGCTGAATGTTTGGCGCAGTGGGACGAGCATGACGAAGCATACGGCGCGGCTGTCCGCGTGCCTATCTCAAACTATGGCGAGATCATGATTTTCGATACGGAGAACTTTTCGTGACAAATTCCACCACCGCAGCACAGCCGCTTGACCTGGACAAGCTGGAAGCACTGGCACTGGCGTACACGTACGAGAACGGCGATCTGGTTCCTTGGGTGCCACTGGACGACGACGGCGATGCGCTGCGGCTGGCGGTAAAGCTAAGTATCACACTGCAAAATTACGGTTGTGGATGCATAGCTGTCAGCATCGATGGTGATGTGCGCTGCGATGAAATGAATGCCGATGACCCATACGCGGCCACCCGCCGCGCCATCGTCCTCGCTGCGGCAAGCATTGGGGAGGCTCAATGCCGTATGTGAAAGGAGTTCGAGGAGCTGTTGCTGAGGACCTGACTGGCAAAGTCTTTCACCGTCTCTCTGTTGTGAGACGAGACATCTCGAGAGTGAGGCGAGTGTACTGGATTTGTCGTTGCGAATGCGGAGCAGAAAAGACTGTGGCCGCTTGCGAGCTGAAAAGCGGGAAGACGAAAAGTTGCGGCTGTCTCGACGCGCAGCGCAAGGTGAAAGATACGGTGTCACATGGTCTTTCTGGTTCGTCCACTTATGTTTGCTGGTCGAATATGCTCGCGCGTTGCGGGAATAAACATCGCCCAGACTTCAAGAATTATGGTGGCCGGGGTATTTCTGTCTGCGAACGATGGGACGACTTTTCGAACTTCGTTACAGATATGGGGTTAAGGCCTCGCGGATTGACGCTCGACCGCATCGACAACAATGGAAATTATGAGCCTGGGAATTGCCGCTGGGCGACGCCGTCCCAGCAACGGCGAAACCAGCGCCCGCGCGCTGCCGCTGAAATCGGAGCCAAACGTTTCGGCGTCCAGGTGGCAGAGCCCGCTCATAACGAGATAGGAGGTGGGGAATGACTGAACTTTACTGCGTCGCGTGCGAAGGTAAGCCGGCCGGCACGAACAATCCTTGCGCTGTCTGCGGCCGCGCCACTCCTCCATCGCCCAGCACCGCCCCGACAGTCAAGGTGGACGAGCGCGAGGCAAGGGGAAGTATCGGTGACTATGCGCAGTTCCATACCCTTCTTGATGCCACGTTTGAGGCGTGCAAGGTGTTAGACACGGCGTGTGGAGGAGATGCTTTCCTGGCTGCTGACAAGTTGACTGAGGCCCAAAACAGGCTCGTTGAATACATCGACACATGGGCTGGTCGTGCTGCTCTTTCTTCTCGCCCTGCTGGAGAGATGGAGTTGCCGCCGCTGCCGCTCGGGATCGGCTCGGGCGAATACATTCATCGCGACGATGTTCGCGCCTACGGCCGGGAATGCGCCCGTGCTGCTCTCGCACCCAAGCCAGTAGCCCATGCTGCGAATGAGAAAGGACCGACCAATGGCTGAGAACATCGATACCGAGCGCGCTGCGTTTGAGGCGTGGGCAAGCTTGCAGAATTGGATCGTCGACCGCAACAGCTTCGGCGAGTACCGGCATGGAACGGCACGGGATGGATGGGACGCTTGGCAAGCCGCCCGCCGCACTCCGTCCGCATCCATAGGTGAGGACGGACTGCCGGAGTTGAGCGAAAGCCGAGTCATCGCGCTTTGGAACAGCACCGAAAGCGGCGGCATGGTTGGTCGTTATGTGCGGTTTGCCCGCGCCGTCGCCCGCGACGCAGTAGCGGCTGATCGCCGGGCGCGCGCAAAATCGACAAAAACGGACGTCGAAACCGCCGAAACCCGCATGGATACTGCATTTGGACCGCGCGCGCATATCTCGCCACAAGCTTCGCAGGGCGTGAAGACGTGGCAGGAACGCGATCCAACGTTGGACAAAACAATGATTCCTGGCGCCGTACTGGATGAGCTAGATGACCTGCGCGCCCAGCTCGCACGCCAGAGCCAGCCGGTAGCGTGGCTTGAGGCTGAGCCGAGCGCCCGAGGCCGGCCAGTGCACGAGGTGGTCTTGGGAATGGTCTACAGCTCGCGCATCCACACGAGGTGCGCGCCGATGACGTCTAATCCAGTATGGCCGCTCTACGCCGCACCGCCGCTGTCCAGCGAACAGCAGCCCAAGAAAGGAGATACCAATGTCGGATGAACTGAAACCGCGGGAGAGCATCGGAGATGATCCAGAGTTCATCTGCTTGCTCAAAAAGTTAGCCCCAGAATGCGAGCAGCTCGGGATGCCGAAGACCCGCGCCCTCATCGCCCACATCGACGCATGGCGAGTGCCGCCCGGGATGAAGCTTGTGCCGATCGAGCCGACCCTGGACATGGTCACGCAAGGCTTCGAATCGTGGCCAGATCCGTTCTTCAGCAAACCCGAGGAATGGGACGCGTACAAGGAAATGACGGGCTGCGAGAAAGCGGCGCACCGGGCAAAGCTGTGCTGGTCCGCCATGATCGCTGCGGCGCCAGCGGCAGATACGAATCAAACGGAGGAAAAATGAAACTCGTCAAGCAAGAACAAAGTACACCCGATGACACCGACACGCCGGACCGCGTCGTGTGGCGTCGAGAGCTCCAGGCGGCGGCAGCCGTTTCGAGCGAGACGGTGCGCCGCTGGATGAGGGACGGGAAGCTGCCTGAGCCCGATGTCGCGCTATCCCACCGCACGAAGGGTTGGCGCGTGTCCACCTTGCGCGCGGCCGGCATCAACCTGCTCACATGAGTCGAGAAAATCGGCCCAATCCTGCAGCATCTTCGTGCGCTCCGGCAGGTACTCCGCGCGGTTATACGCCGCGCGGATCTTGTCGTCGGGCGCGTGAGCAAGCTGTCGCTCGATGGCGTCGCGGTTGTAGCCGTTCTCATTCGCCCAGGTGCTGGCGATTGTGCGCCAGCCGTGCCCTGTCATCCGACCGCGATAGCCGATCCGCGCAAGCAGCGCGAGAATCGCATTCTCGGACATGGGCCGGTCGTCGCGGTGCTCTGCCGGGAATACGAACTCCCCTCCCCTTGACCGCGCCTTCAGTTCCTTGAGCAAGTCCACCGCCTGACGCGACAACGGCACCAGATGGTCGCGGTTCTTCTTCATGCGATCCTTCGGGATGCGCCACGTCGAACCATCGATTTCGCTGAACCGCATCGCCCTGAGCTCACCAGTCCTCACCCACGTCAGCGCGAGCAGGCGGAAGGCCAGCACGCTTTGCACGGAGTCCTCCAGTGCGATCCGCTGCATCATCTCCGGAACCTCGGTCAGGTCCACCGAGGCGAAGTGCTCGACCTTGGCCCGTGCGAACGCGTTGCGAGGATTGATCAGCGCTGCTGGGTTGATCTTGGCGTGACCGTTCTCGACTGCCCATTCGAACACTTGCCCGATCCACATGCGCACCTTGCGCACGTAGACAGCGAGGCCCGCAGCGTTCATGACCTGCAGTGCATCCATCAGGTCTTGCCGCTCAATGCTCCCGATGTTCCGGTTGCCGAGGATGGGAACGAGGTGCATGTCGATCGCGCGCTTGGCGTTCGTCCGGTAGCTTTCCGAGATGTCGCGCCGCCCTGCCCAGAATTCCGCCGACGCCTGCTCGAGCGTCAGGCCCGCGCGCTGAACACGCCGCGGCGCCATCGGATCGCCGCCTTCGGCCAGGATCGCCTTGACCTCATCACGCCGCGCCCGAGCAGCCGCCAGAGTTACCGCCGGATAGGCGCCGAAGCTCATCGTTTGCGGCCGGCCGTCGATGCGATACGCGAGCCGCCAGGTCTTCGAGCCGGTCGTCGACACGTAGAGATGCAGGCCGCCGCCGTCAAACAGCTTCTTTGGCTTGTCTCCCGCCACTTCATTCTTGCACTGACGGTCCGTCAGGGTATTTGTAGGCAT